TGTAAAAATGCAGAAGTATTTTTAAAATGGTATGGCGTAAATAGACCGTTCCGAGAGATAACTACAGATATACTTCGTAACTTCAAGTTTTATTGTAGAGAAACATTAAAGTATAAACCAGCTACCATCAACAGAAAACTAGCTTCGGTATCAAAATTGATAACATATTCAAGGGGTATGGGCGGGTTTACTTTTATCTGGGGACTACCTATGGTAGAATACGAAACGGAGAACAACCAGCGTAAGTTTACGTTTACATCTGAAATACAAAAAAAGTTGTTGCAAATTAGTGAAGATTGTGGTTACAAAGAATACAATGATTTGTGGTTTTGTTTGGCGGAAACTGGTTGTCGTGTTTCTGAATTACTAAATTTAACTTGGGATAATATTGAAAAAGATTTTATCTGTTTAAAAAATACTAAAAACGGAGAAACAAGGTACGTACCTTTGTTTGACGAGGTTAAATCTATTTTAGAAAAAAGAAAAAAATTAAATTTAATTAGTCCTTTCCCGTACAAGTTATATTGTATAGAAAATAGTTGGAATGTAATTCGTAAGCATATGAATATGCAAGATGAAAAAGATTTTGTCATACACTCATTTAGACATACTTACATAACTAGACTTTTAAAGAAAAGAGTTGGCATAGAGGTAGTACAAAAGGTTGTAGGTCATAGAGATATTAGAATGACACAAAGATACAATCACCCAACAAAAGATGATTTGAGAGAAGCTATAAAGGAGAAAATTTGTTAAAAGAAAGTTTTTTTATAATTTGGTTAATTACTGGTGACGGAGTTCAAGTAAAACAAAATATAAATGTAAATTGTCACGATACTTTTAAAAAGGTAGTTGTAACAAAAACAGTATTAAATGAAAAAGAAAAATTAGTAGAAAGAATTTTTTATAAAGATGTAGAAGTTTTAGCTTACCAATGTTTTTAATATGATACCACACGATCTTAAAATTAAACAAGAACTTTTAGAAGGAGAAATGATTAGCGGTGGTAGAGATCGCTATTTTAAAACTTTAGAAAAAAATATTAAAAAAGGTAGGTTAAGTGTAACCCCACCGTATATCTATATACAAAAATCTTTAATCTTACCTTTATCCAAACGCATAAATAAATTCATAGAAGAAAGCTATGCCACAGATAAAGCTGGTGTTCGTAAGACATCAGCAGAACCTTTAAAAGATTTAGGTGATACCGAAAACATAGCGTTAACTACTTTAAAATCTGTAATTGATAGTATAGCATTAAATAAAAATCTTTTACAAACTTCAATCACCATTGGTACAAATATTGAGTTTGAGTATAAAGTAAAAATTTTTAAAAAAGAAATGCCAAATTTACATTACAAAGTGGCTGCGGATTTAAACAGAAGAACTAAAAATGTAAAACACAAAAGAAAAGTTTTTAGTCACACACTAGATAAATACAAAGTTAAGGTACAAGATTGGGATATATCTAAAAAAGTTTTAGTTGGTCAACAACTTATTGATTTGTTAATTGAAAGCACAGGGTTATGTGAAGTAGTCCCAATTAACGTAGCCCGTAACAGAACAGTTAATTACCTACAATTTAAAAAAGAAATAAAAGAAAAAGTAGATAAGAAAAATTTTGAATGTAGTGTTCTTACGCCATATTATAAACCAATGGTGTCTAAACCTAGAGAGTGGCTTAACAGTCCTTTTAATGGTGGTTATTACAATGAATACTTGTCTAAACAACCTTTAATTAAAACAAATGATTTTAATTATTTAAAAGAATTACAACAACAAGGTCATAAAGATTTTTACAAGGCTATAAATCATTTACAAAATGTTCCGTTTAAAATTGATAAAATTATGTTCCAAGTTATGGAGTTTATCTGGGACAAAGATTTAAATATGGGTCAATTTCCAAGTAGAGAAAGTTTACTTGACGAAAAAAATAAACCTAAGAATATTTTTAGAAGTGAGTTAGTTGATACAGATAAAGAAGCCTTAATAAAATATAAAAGAGATTGCACAAACGAATACAGAAACGAAATAGCACGAGTTTCTAAAGTCTTGTCTACGTCAATAGCTGTATCAATTATTAAAGAATATTTAAATGAAAATTCTTTTTATTTTGTTTTATTTATGGATAAACGTGGAAGAATTTATACGATTGGAAACTATTTAAGTTATCAATCAGATCAAAAAATTAGAAGCATCATAGTTTTTAAAAATGGTGAGAAGTTGGGAGATAGAGGTCGTTACTGGTTGTTTGTTCACGCTTCCAATACTTTTGGTAATGATAAAATATCATTTGATGAACGGGTTAAGTTTACAGAAGACAATTTCGAGCTTATGCTATCTTACGCTGACAATCCTTTTGAAAACAGAGGTTGGAATAAAGCAGATAAACCTATGGAATTTTTACAAGCTTGTTTTCATTTAAAAGAATACAAAAAGTACGGGTTAGATTACGTTTGTAACCTGCCAATCTCGATGGACGCTACTTGTAGTGGATTACAAATACTTAGTATATTAATTAGAGATTACGAAACAGCTTGGAAGGTGAATGTTACTCCGTCCGATACCCCGCAAGACATCTACACTATTGTTGCAGAATCAGTTTTAAAAGAAGTAAAAGAGTTAGCTGGTCAGGGGTCATACGAAGCTAACAGGTGGCTGCAATTTGGCATCACAAGAAACTTACTTAAACGAAACATAATGACGTATGTGTACGGGTTAAAAAAATTTGGTGCAAGAGAACAGGTGTTTGATGAATACAAAAGACAATTAGAATTAGGCAAACCTAAAGTATTAAAAGATGATGGTTTTCAAGACTGTAAATGGTTAGCAAATATAAATTGGAATCACATACAAAAACAAGTTCCTAAAGCATCAGAACTTATGGTTTGGTTTCAAGATGTAGCAAAATTATTTTCACAAGCTAATTTACCTATGAGTTGGGTAACTCCTATGGGTTTCAAAGTTATTCAAGATTACAGATACTTACAAAAGTTTAGAGTTAAAACCGCAATATCTGGATCTTTAGTCTATACAACTTTAAGGAGACAATTACATAAATTTGATACAAGAAAAATGCAAAGTAGTATATCACCAAATATTACACATAGTCTAGACGGTGCTTTAGCACAAGCAGTTGCTTTACGTTGTAAACACAGTTCAGATCCCATACCTAATTTGTTAATGGTTCACGATAGTTTTGCAACAACCGCTAATAAAATAGATTTATTACATAAATTTATTAGACAATCTGTAGTTGATTTATTTGAGGAAGATTACTTAATGATTTTGTACAAAGATTTTTATAAACAATTACCAAATAAACAAAAACTTTTGTTAAAATTACCACCAGAAAAAGGTGACCTTGACATTAAAAAAGTGTTGGAAAGTAAGTATTTTTTTATGTAATTTATAAAAGAGAACGACATTTGGTGTACTCTTGGAAGTACAAGTTAAATCTTGGAAACTATAACTCAACAAAAAAAAATATATGGAAAAAGTAAAGTTAACAACCTATACGTCACCAACAGGTACGGCATTTTACCCGTATTTGTTTACGCCAGATACTAAATTTGACGCAAACGGTGTCTATAATATAAAACTAAAGTTAAAAGATAAAGAAGCAAAACCTATTATTGATTTAATTAATAAGGAAATAGCTTCTGAATTATCTAAAAATAAATCTACAAAGAAATCTGAATACTTACCTTATAAAAAAGTAGACGGTGGTATTGAGTTTCATTTTAAACAAAAAGCAAAAGGTAAAACTAAATCTGGTGTTGAATACCAAAAAACAGTTAAAGTATTTGACGCTAAAGGTAAGGCAATAACTACGCCTTTAATTGTTTATTCTGGTAGTATAGTTAAAGTTGCATATCAAATTAGACCTTATTTTACAAATATCTTAGGTTGTGGTGCTACTTTAGTTTTACAAGCAGTACAAATAATAACTCTGGCTGAAACTAATCAAGCTAAAGATAATTTTGGTTTTACTGAGCAAGATGGTTTTGAGTATGAGGAAACTGACAAAAGTAATAAAATGATTGTGCAAAAAAATGGTTCGGTTTCCGAAGAAAAATTCGACTTCTAATTATAGAAGTGGTTTAGAAAATACTGTTATAGAAGATTTAAAAAAACGTAAGATAAATTTTCAATACGAAAAAAAAATAGTATTATATACTAAACCAATTACTCATCATAAATACAAACCAGATATTATTTTGGATAATGGGATTTTGATAGAAATAAAAGGTTATTTTACTTCTGCTGACAGGAAGAAACATCTTTTAGTGAAAGAGCAAAATCCCAACTTAGATATTAGGTTTATATTTGGTAATTCGAAAAACAAAATACATAAAAAATCTAACACAACTTACGCTGATTGGTGTAATAAAAACAAAATAAAATATGCTGATAAATTTGTACCAGCAGATTGGATAAACATTAAACAATAAGGAATTATTATGGGAGAACCAAAAGTTCAAAGTGAATTTGTAAAACATATACCTTGTACAAATCCTTTATGTATGTCTAGTGACGCTAATTCTTTATATGATGATGGTCATACTTTTTGTTTTAGTTGTAATACTTATGTCGGTAGTTCTGGAGTTATTGAAATTAATAAAGAAGAACATAAAACTAAAACTGATTTAGTTTACGGAAACTTTGTTCCTTTAACTAAAAGAAATATAACTTTAGAAAGTTGTCAAAAGTGGAATTACCAAGTTGGTAAAGTTAATAATGAGGTAGTCCAAATTGCAAATTACTATAACAATGAAAGACAAATTGTTTTTCAAAAATTAAGATTTCAAAACAAAGTTTTTAAAACAACTGGAAATATAAATAATGCTTTACTTTACGGTCAGCAACTTTGGAGACAAGGTGGTAAAAAAGTTTGTATATGCGAGGGTGAGATTGATTCAATATCTTTATCGCAATTATTTAACCACAAATACCCAGTTGTGGGAATACCTAATGGTGTTAATGGTGCAGCTAAGGCATTAAAAAAACAACTTGAATGGTTAGAAAGTTTTGAACAAATAATTTTGTTCTTTGACCAAGATTCTTACGGTCAAGATGCTGCAAGAGAATGTGCAGAATTATTTACAGTCGGTAAATGTAAGATAGCTGAGTTTCAACTAAAAGATGTCAATGATATGTTAGTTGCTAACAAGGGGGAAGAAATCATAAAAGCTATGTGGGAAGCCAAAGAATACCGACCAGATGGTATTGTTTTTGGTACTGATCTTTGGGATTTAATTAAACAACCTGTACCAACAGCTGTAGCAGATTACCCGTTTGTCGGGTTAAACAAAAAATTATACGGGTTAAGACGCAGAGAGATAGTTACCGTCTGTGCTGGTACTGGTGTAGGTAAAACATTATTTACAAAAGAACTTATGTATTCTTTAATAAAACAAAATCATAAAGTTGGTATTATACCACTAGAAGAAAGTTTACAAAAAACTTGTCATAGTATTTTAGGAATTAGTTTAAATAAAAAAGTACATATATCTGGAATTATTGGTGTAGAAGATCATCAATTAGAAAAAGCTTACAAAGAAACTATAGGTAGTGGAAAAGTTTTTTTATATAATAACTTTGGTAGTACAGAACAAGAAAATGTATTTAACAGAATTAAATTTTTTGCAAAAGGTTTAGACTGTTCTTTTGTAATATTAGATCACGTATCTATATTAATATCTGGTCTTAATATTGTAGATGAAAGAAAAGCTTTAGATATTTTATTTACTAAACTTAGAACTTTAACTGAAGAATTAAATATAGGTTTAGTTTGTGTTGCTCATCTAAAAAGATTAGACGGCAACCAAGATCATACTGACGGAATTGCTGTATCATTATCTCACATTAGAGGTAGTTCAAGTATTGCTCAGCTTTCTGACGCAGTAATTTCTTTAGAAAGAAACTCTAACAAAAATGAAAACAAAACATTAATACGTGTATTAAAAAATAGATTTGCTGGAGAAACTGGTATAGCATCTGTTATTAATTACGACACAACAACTGGAAGATTATACGAAGAAAATGAACAAAACTTTATTTTTTGATATAGAAACAAACGGAATTAATCCATCACTAATACATTGTTTAGTTATTATTGATGAAAATGACAAAGAATTTATTTTTACAGGAAAGGATATTCTAAAAGGAACAGAACTTCTCGCTAACAATCTCATTGTGGGTCATAACTGTATTGGGTACGACCTCCCAGTTCTCAATAGGTTATTAAACTATTCTCATAAAAAAGAATTAGTCCACGATACGCTTTGTCTTAGTCGCCTTATCTACCCAGACATTACAAATAGCGTTGATATGGTGTTGTTGGCGGGAAGCAAAATTTCTACAAACGCTGTCGGCAAACATAGTTTAGCTAGTTGGGGTGAAAGAATACAATATAAAAAATTAGAATATAAAAAAAACGATCCTAAAGCTTTTGAAGTATTTGACGAAGAAATGTTAAAGTATTGTGTAAGAGATGTTAAGATTACTAAAAAAATATATGAAACATTTATGTCTAAAAACTTTAGTAAGGAAAGTATAGACTTAGAACACAACATAGCTTTTATAACAAAGGAACAAGAACTCCGTGGTTTTTATTTTGATGAAAAGAAAGCACAACATTTACAAGCTAAATTATTGTCAAGGTATAATGAATTAAAATTAAAATTAGAAAAAACTTTTATAGATTGGGAAGAAGATTTAGGAGAGTTTATTCCAAAAGTTAATAGTAAAAAATTTGGTTACGTAAAAGGAGTACCAATAAAAAAAACTAAAATAGTAAAATTTAATCCGTCATCAAGACAACACATAGCTAATAGATTAATAAAATTACATAATTGGAAACCTACAGAATTTACTAAAACTCAAGTACCAATTATTAATGAAGAAGTTTTATCAAACTTACCTTATCCAGAAGCTAAACTATTAAATGAATATTTACTTATTGAAAAAAGATTAGGTATGTTGTCAGAAGGTGACAACGGTTATTTAAAAGTAGTTAAGAAAAATAAATTACATACTTCTTATATTACAAATGTTGTTACTGGTCGTATGAGTTCAAGACAACCAAATTTACAAAACGTTCCAAACATTCATAGTTTATATGGTAAAGAATTTAGAGAATTATTTATACCAAAACCTAACTATGTATTGGTTGGGGTAGACGCTAAATCTTTAGAGGCAGTATGTTTTGCACATTACATCTATAATTATGAAGGTGGTAAAAAATATGCAGATCTAATTGTTAACGGAGATTTTCATACATACAATATGAAAGCCGCTGGTTTACAATCCAGAGAGTTGAGTAAAACAATGTTTTATGCTTTACTTTATGGAAGTTCTTTTAAAAGATTATCTGAAATATTAAATTGTTCTATATCTGACGCTAAAAATATATTGGATAGATTTTATAGACAATTACCTTTTTTAAAACAAATTAAAATTGATATAATAGAAAAAATAGAAGCATACACAGTTTTAAAAGCAATAGATAAAAGGATCTTAACTGTACGAAGTAATCACGCAGCTTTAAATACTTTAATACAATCTTGTGGTGCAATTATAATGAAAAAAGCTTTATCAATATTGTGGGAAAATTTATTGAATAAAGATGCTTGGGTCGTAGCAACTATTCACGATGAATTTCAAATAGAAGCTAAAAAAGAAAATGCAGAATTTGTAGGTCAGTTAGCGGTAGATAGTATAAAAAAAGCGGGAGAACATTTTAAACTTAGAGTGCCTGTTAGTGCTAGTTTTCGTGTAGGAAACAACTGGTCAGAAACTCATTAATAAAAGGAAATATAATGCAAGTAATACTAGTCCTGACGGACGTTGGAGAAGAAAGAATTTCTTATTCTCTATTTGAAGCCAAGAGTGAAGGCGAGACTGCTTATCAAGTATCTATAAGTCCTTCCGTTTCTATAGGTGCAATTCTAGGTTCTTTTTTAAAGACAATAGAAAGTTACACCTATGATTTTGCTAACATAGCAATATCAGAAGAAGTAAAAGCTAAATACCCCGAATCTGATTGGAGAAATAAATTTTTAAAATCTGACGGCTCAGTTATCCAATTAGATTTATCTAAACTTAAACCAAAAGGTAATTCTTAAATGAGTACATTAATAGTAGACGCAGACATAGTTGCATATAAATTATCAACTATTTCAGAAAAACCAATACGTTGGGAAAATGATTTGTGGACTTTACATTCAGATGAAACAGAGTGTGAAGCTATGATAAAAGATTATTTTCAAAATTTACAAGATCAAACTAAATGTAGTAAAATTATTACTGCTTTTTCTGACGAAAATAATTTTAGAAATTCTATATTAGAAGATTATAAACTTCATAGAAAAAATACTAGAAAACCTATAACTTTAAAATTTTGTAAAGATTATATTTTTAAAAACTATAATGGTTACAAAAAACCTGATTTAGAAGCTGACGATATAATTGGTATATTGGCAACTAGTAATATTGTAAAAGGTATTAAAATTATTTGTTCAGAAGATAAAGATTTAAACCAAGTAGAAGGTTTACATTTTAATCCAGTTAATAAAGAATTTTATAAAATTAGTCCTGAGCAAGGTAATTATAATTTTTATTTCCAAGTCTTAACTGGAGATCAATCAGATAATTACAAAGGTTGTCCTAGTGTAGGAGCAGTTAAAGCTACTAAAATTTTAGAAAATTCTAAAAATTATTGGAAATCTGTAGTTGAAACATACAAAGAAAATAATTTAACAGAACAAGATGCTTTAGTACAGGCTAGAGTAGCTAGGATATTGAAGAATAAAGATTATGATTTTAAATTAAAAAAAATAATATTGTGGTCTCCACCTCATAAAAAAAATTTAAAAATAAAACCTATAAATATTTCAGTAAAAGTTTAGATATGTTTAAAGATGATTTACACTCTACGTTAAAAGGTTGCTTAGCTGAACTAGCAGTAGCATACAAATTTTTAAAAAGAGGATATTATGTGTCAAGACCTTTAGATCCCTCTTGTCCATTTGATTTAGTTATTACAAATAAAAAAGGTAAAAACTATTTATTAGATGTTAAGTCTATTTCTTATAGAAAAAAAGATAAAAGTGTGATAACAAGGTGTTTGACAATTTTACAAAAACAACTTAAAGTTCGATTTTATTTTACTAATATTAGAGGACTTAGCGAAAGACAATTAAAAAATAGACAAAATGACAAATAAAATATTTTTTCAACAAATTGGTGGTTCGCATTATAAAAAATATAAAATACAACCATCAAAATTTATTAATGATAATAAGATTTTATTTGCAGAAGGTTGTGCAATAAAGTATATATGTAGACATCAAGATAAAGATAAGAAACAAGATATATTAAAAGCAATACATTTTTTGCAAATGATAATAGAAAGAGATTATGACAGTAAACAATAAATTAAAATTAAAAGCTAAAGATTATTTAAAGTTATCCGAAACTACAAAAGAACCAAAATTGTCTTCTCATTATTATTCTATGTATATAGAAACTTTACTTAAAGGAGATTTAACTGCTGATGCTGACGAAAAAACTATTGGTGAGTTAAACAAGAAAATTTGACTGATTTACATAAATGGAAAAAGAAAAGTTATTTAACTGTAAAAGTTAGAATTGATGATACTTTTTTTGCTAAAACCCCCGACCTAAACGGTTATAAAGAATATCCATTTTCGTTAGACGCTAAGATAAAAATAATGGATATAAGATCAGATAGACACACTATAGAAATGGACACCGATCAAGATAAACCCCCCGTAACAACATAAAAATGTAGTATTAGTTGCCCTCTTGGAACAATATATGTTTGTAAGCAAAGAATTAATAC